AAGGAGAAACACAAAATGAAAACGCTGCTTAAGTATCCAGGAGCTAAAAATCGATTAGCTTCGTGGATAGTGAGTCATATACCACCGCACAAGGTGTATTGTGAACCGTTTCTAGGAAGCGCGGCAGTATTCCTAAATAAAGAACCTGCATATAACGAGATCCTAAATGACCTCGATGATGATATCTATAACTTTTTCAAGGTCGTTAGAGAAAATCCTGAAGAACTCTGCAGATTGATAGAAGCCACGCCGTACTCGCGTACCGAATACACAACGGCGTATGTAGATAGCGAAGAAGATGCGTTATCTATCGAGCGTGCAAGAAGATTTGCAGTTAAGTGCTGGCAAGGTTTCGGGTGTGGCAACAAGTATAAGAACGGTTACAGGCGAGGTATAGGGGCAGCGAGCCCTAATCCCGCAAAAGCGTGGGCGAGGCTCCCGGAAACGATACAGCTTGCGGCCGAAAGGTTAAAGAATGCACAGATTGAGCATAAGGACGCGCTGGGGCTTATAAGCGATCTATGTGGCGAAGATACATTTATCTACATCGACCCACCATACCTGCAGGACACGAGAAAGAAGTACCTATACAACCACGAAATGACAGATGAACAGCATGCGGAACTGTTGCAAATTGTCAAAGAGAGTGACTGCAAGATTATGATCTCCGCGTACGAAAACGAACTGTATAACGAGTGTTTAAAAGGGTGGAGAAAAGAATATAAAAGCACAACATCTGAATGCTCAAGAAAGCGGATAGAAGTTATATACATGAACTATTAAGGAGCGAACAATGGACGAAAGAAAATTTATAAAGAAGTGCAAAGAGCTTGTAAGAAATTATTACAACGACAGAGTGGAATCAACCGATAAGAACGGCAAAATCACAACAGAAGATGTATTTGTCGTATGGTTCTGCAAAGCATTACAGAATTCAAAGGCTTTACTTAGTACCAACGTGCCAGACGGTATGTATTATGAGGTCACCTACAACGGAGATAAGAACGAGTGCTATCTTGACGCCTACAAGAAGTGGCAGAACGTTTGCATTGAGATGTAGGAGCAAGACATGAGAGAGATAAAATTCAGGGCGTGGGATAAAAAGCTAAAAGAGTGGACGAATTATTCAATCAGCAACATTGACGATATCCTTATAGATTTTTACAACAAAGAGACTGGTTTTTGGGAAAGCGACCGAAGGGGCGAGCGATTTATTTTATGCCAATATACAGGGTTAAAAAACATTAATGGAAAAGAAATATATGAGGGTGACATCGTAAGAGCGGTGGGCTTCTCAGAATGGATAGGAGTTGCAAAATATTCCGACAAAAATCAAGCTTTTGTATTTGAATGCATAGATAAGAACTATAGAGGAAACATAGTATTTATGAGTCAATTTGGGCAAGGTTTCAAGATACTTGGCAATATCTATGAGAATCCCAAGTTATTAAAGGAACTAACAAATGATGATTAAATTAATAGGTGTGATATACGGGAAGCACAGTAAATTATACAGAAGATTTATTGATGCAAGGGAAGTAAAACAAACAACATAGAAATAATGTGCTATGCAAGTAGCGGACACCATAAGTTATTTTTATAAGGCAAACAATAAAGATGTAAAAATGATAATCTCTCAAACCAACGTCCGCTACTTCATATATATAGGAGTAAACAATGATCGACTTAATACTTACATTATGGATATTAGGAACTATAGCAGGAGTTAATGCGCTATTATTCACCGCATTAAACAAAACCGAAAAAGCAAACAAACTATATTTAGCAGCAGACCTACTTATCTCTGCAGGATGCCTAGTGATCCTATACTGGATATTCATATAACTAAATTGCTATGACGGCGGCGAACATAAAGATCCTTTCTGAAAATAAATATACATATAAGAGCACAACATAATTAAGTAGTCATATTCGCCGCCTCATATATATAAGAAGAAAACATAAAAAACGAGAAAACAATCACCAGCCGCGAGCTGGTTTAAAAGTTCAATTGAGTATTAACAAGTTAGCGAAAATATAGATATGATTAGAACTAAAAAATATAACTGCGGAAATTATCAAGAAATAGAAATATTTAATGTATCGCCAAGAAAAAGAAAATATGAGAGAGCAAGGAAGGTAAAAGAATCTACACCGGCACAAAAGAATCTCAACTCTAAAAGAGCACAGAGGTATTTTGCGAGATTATGCAATCTTAATTTTAGCGAAGGTGATTACAGCGTAGATGCTACATACGATGATGCACATCTTCCGGCTAACAGAGATGAGGCGTTAAGAGATGTTAGGAACTACGCGCGCCGTGTCAGATATGAAATGGCGAAGCGTGGAAAAGAAGATGTTGAGTTTGTATATGTGATCTCAAATCACAAAGGAGATGATACAGGCTCAAAAGCAAGATGTCACATCCACATGATTTTTAAAGGGGCAGATAGAGACGTTCTAGAAAAGAAGTGGAAAGCTGGATACTGCAATACAGATAAACTTAGATTTAGTGAAACGGGAATTACAGGAAAAGCCTTATACATGGCAAGGCAAGGAAAAAGCAAAAGGTGCTGGGGCGGTTCTTTAGGCTTAAAAAAGCCGGAGCCGATTATTTCAGATAGAACATTTACAAGGGGACAGGTAGAGAGAATCATAAACGATCCAGGAGACGGAAGATTTATTTCAAAGCTGATAAATAAAAATAATAAAACTAAATACGTATTCACAGATTGCATAGTTGAACACGACGGCAGGCAAGTAGGATTTTTCTCGGAAGATCCTGGTGACGGCCTCGGATTTAGCGTGCTAATCAGAATGAGGAGAGAATGATGAGCTATTACATCAAGTGCCCTTTTTTTATGGCGCATAAAGAAAACACGATTACGTGTGAAGGCTGCATGCATTTTTTTGACACAAAGAAAAAGCATAGAAAACAGATTGAGAAGTGCGAAGAAGGCGGCACTGAATGCAGATACGCCAAGAAACTTTTTGAGTGCTACGAAATCTATCAAGATTCCCCAGATTTAGAATTAAGACTGCATGAAGTTTATGCGGACGAAATGAGGAATCAAATATCTACACTTGTGTGGAGGCTAGCCAGAGAAAAGAATAACCAAAAGAAACTCAAAGAAAATTACGAGAGCGCTCTTGAAATCAAAACAAAAGATATAAACAGGCTCACAAGGCAGCTCATGCTAGATAGAAAAAAAGTGGCAATCAATGAAAAAACAATCCTAGCGTTAATGCATGATAATGATCTCAGCATGACAGATATTAGCGAGCTTGTGGATAAGTATAAAGATAGCGAATTAATTTTTGATGCAAAAAGCGGAAAGGTGGAAAAGAAATGAACGCATTAATGGACGGCATAATATTTATAATGCTTAATGCCCAAGTAGGAATAGAGGTAGGAGCTACGGGCTGGAGTTATTTTTAAGCAAGAAAAAACGAGGGGATGCCCCTCGTTTTTATTAAGCTGCCTTTATAATTTCTTGCGGTGTGAATGAGAAGTATAAATCACTGCCAACTTCTGAACTCTCGCGCTCATATAATACTATTGCCTTATTAGGTGCAGCAGATAGCTTTAGCTTTTTAATTGCATTCTCTTTAGTTTCAAAAGCTCCAATGCGCACACCGTTTTCAAGGTCTCCTGCGTATGGAACGGATGACACTCCGTCGGAATCTTTCATGAACCAGTAAGCCGTGTAATATTCTTCACCGTTTGGTCTAATTCCGTACCAGCAATCTAGCGAGTTCAGATATTCTTTGCAGTTGATTTTCTTTGTAATTTCGTTTAACATAATTATAGCTCCTTTTAATTATCAGGGGTGGTAATTTCTGGGTGTTTCGAGCCGTTGCAGCGGCTCGATTTTTTATTTTTTGATTTTCTGAACCTGTTCAACTATTAGAGATTCAATGTAGTTGCTCAGCGTCCGGTTTTCTCTTGCCGCTATCTCGGTAGCAGCAGCCTTTAGTGTCGGTGTCATTCGCACTGCGACCCTTTCTGTTTTCTTCTCGGTCATATTTGCCACTCTCCTTAAGATTTGCCGTCCTTTAGCTTGATTATATTGTACACCTAACGTCGGACAATGTCAACACCTTTTTCAAAACTTTTTTAAAAATTTTGAAGCAGGCGAAAAAACGTATATCAATAGGCATAATTAAAGCTGGAGGAAATCATGGATTGGAACAGGCTCGAAGTAGAATACATAACAACAAATACGTCGTACGCAAAATTAGCTACTAAATATCACACATCGGCGCGCACCGTTTCGGAGTACGCACGCCGCCACGAGTGGAAAGAAAAGCGCAGGAAATATGTATCAGATACTGTCGGAAAAGCTGTAGAGCGCGTATCTAAACTAGAATCTATAGACTTGTCTAAAGAAATAGGCATAGTACATAACTTGTCTAATATAATGAGCGACGCTCTATTAGATCCAAAGCAGTTCAACAGGTATCTCGTTGAAGAAACTGAATACAATTCAGATGGTTTTCCGGTGTCAAAGAAAACTGTTGAGAAAAAATTTAAGCGAACAGATTTTAAACAGGTAAAAGATGCAGCTAATGCGCTGCAGGCGATCGAGAAAATGAGACGGTCAATGGAGACTATTCTCACATTCCAAGAAAAGGAAGATCTTAAGCTTGCAAAGAAAAGAATTAGACTTGAAGAGCGCAAGGTCAAATTGCTTGAAGCTGAGGCAGAAAATAAAAATATCAGCGTTGAAGAGGCTGAAAGCATCGTACTTGTTAATTTAAGTGATGAAGAGGTTGCGGAGGTAGAAGAATGAAAATAGCATGGGAGCCGCAGCCACGTCAAAAAGTATTTATGAGCCGTCCGGAGTACGAAGTGTTATATGGCGGTGCAGCTGGAGGCGGAAAGAGCGACGCTATATTATGCGAAGCACTAAGGCAAGTACATATACCGAATTATAAAGGCTTAATACTTCGTAGAACATTTCCGCAGCTCTCCGAGCTTATGGATAGATCCATAAATCTATATTCAAAAGCATTTCCGAGCGCAAAATTCAACGAATCGAAATACGTTTGGAAGTTCGGAAGTGGTGCAAAAATATATTTTGGGAATCTGCAGAGAGAAATAGATAAATATAACTATCAAGGTAAGGCATATGACTTTATCGCATTTGACGAGCTAACGCATTTTACGCGTACGCAGTACATGTATCTAATGTCTCGTAATCGTCCGACAGCGCCAGGAACGAGAGTATACATAAGAGCTAGCGCAAACCCTGGGGGAGTTGGTCACGGCTGGGTAAAAAAGAGATTTATAACACCTGCGCCGCCCATGACGCGTATCAAGGGCGTATATAAAATCGTTACCCCTACAGGTGAGCTTATAGAGCGCGTGCGTAGCCGTATGTTTGTGCCATCAACGGTCTTTGATAACAAAAAGCTGCTAGAAAATGACCCGTACTATATCGCAAATCTAGCCATGCTCCCGGAAGCAGACAAGAAAGCACTACTATACGGAGACTGGAATTCATTTAGCGGACAAGTATTCACAGAATGGAATGACGAGATAGAACACTATTTAGACCGTAAGTGGACGCATGTCATAAGTCCATTTAAGATTCCTGAAACGTGGAGAATATTTAGAGGCTTTGACTGGGGCTATTCAAAGCCGTTTAGCGTAGGTTGGTACGCTGTAGATAACGATAATAGGCTATACAGAATCAACGAACTATACGGCTGCACAGACCAGCCGAACACTGGCGTAAAGTGGACTACCGAAAAGATTGCGAAGGCAATAAAAGAAATTGAGGATTCAGACCCAAATTTAAAGGGTAGAACTATATCGGCCGTTGCAGACCCTGCAATATTCCAAGAAAATGGCGGTAAATCAATAGCCGATTCATTCATGGAAGCAGGTGTGTATTGGGAGAAGGGAGACCATACACGAATACCGGGTAAAATGCAGTGTCACTATAGATTAGCTTTCGACGAAAACGGAATTCCAATGTTCTATTGTTTCTCAAACTGCAAGGACTTCATCAGAACGGTACCGGAGCTAATTTACAGCGAAACCAAGGTAGAGGATATCAATACCGAAATGGAAGACCATATATACGACGAATGGAGATATGTATGCATGGAGTCACCTATAAACGAGCGACGAGACGCCAGAGCAAAGCTATACGAGGGAACAGATGGACTGCACGACCCATTAAATATGATTCCTGCACAGCTAGGACGATACGACTTTTTCAAATACATGTAAGGAGCGAATATGAAAGACAAGAAGAAGAAACTGAAAGAGCAGAACGCTAAAGAAATCGAGAAGGCAAGGCCATCAAGAGACCAAGAACAGCCAGAAGATGAAGAGCCTGAAGAAGATCCCGCGCAAGCCGAGGGAGATAAACAGCTTATGAAGAGGCTAGGAATAGACCCAAAGAAAGCAGCGGAAGAACCTATCGAAGATGAAGAGGAAGAGCCAGACTATATAGAGCAGGAACCAGAACCAACATCGCTAGATGCGAAGGAAGAACCGGAAGCAGAATACGGAGCCTTTAACGAAGATGAAGGCAAAGAGTGGGACCCGAACTATGGCCGAAAAGGAATCATTGATGAAGAGGTTATAGGAGAGGCAAAAAACACATACGAAAAGTACAAGCAGAATCTTGAGAAGTTCAAAAAGCGCATTGTTGAGAATGAAAAGTGGTGGCAATTCCGGCAGTGGGAAGTTATAGGGGATGCACAAGGAAAAGAAAACGATCCGAAGCCTGAAAGTGCATGGATGTTTAATTCACTTGCTAACAAACACGCTGACGCTATGGATAACTATCCTATGCCTAATCTATTGCCACGTGAAGAGAGCGACAAAGGTTCTGCGTTATCACTATCAAAGATTGTGCCATGCATACTAGATAACTGCGACTTTCAGCAAATATATAGTGATGCATGGTGGTACAAACTAAAACAAGGATTCTGCGTATATGCTACATACTGGGATAACACAAGAGATAACGGCGCTGGGGATATCGCCGTAAAGCAAATAGATGTTCTGAATCTATTATGGGAACCTGGAATTAAATACATCCAGGATTCGCCAAACATCTTTCTAATAGACGCTGTGGATAACGATATCCTCGTAGGAATGTATCCAGACCTAGAAGGCGTGCTATCAAATTCTGCAGGTGCTGAAATTGTGAAGTACGATACAGAGCGTGACGACTCAGCATCAAACAGAACAGTCGTTTATGACTGGTACTATAAGCAGACTGTTAACGGTAGAACGATTGTTCACTACTGCAAATTTATAGACGGTCACGTACTCTTTGCATCTGAAAACTGCGAAGAGTATCTAGAGAGCGGATATTACATTTCAGGCGAATATCCGTTCGTTGTGGATAATCTGTTCCCGGTTGAATCTGAAATGCTAGGCTTCGGATATATCGATGTCATGAAGTCTCCACAGATGGTCATAAACAAGATGGACCAGATTGTCGCAAAGAACGCTGCTCTTGTTGGCAAACCAAGATGGGCTATTAACAAGAATTCAGGAGTAAACCCAGAGCAAGTAGCTGATTATTCGCAAGACTTCTTTGAGGTAAACGGCAGAATTGAAGAAGGCAATATCAAACAGTTTCAAACAACGCCGCTTCCGTCACTTGTCATGAATTACCTCGAGATGAAAAAAGAAGAGCTAAAAGAAACCTCGGGCAATCGCGACTTCTCGCAGGGAAGTACGGCCGCAGGTGTAACGGCAGCAAGTGCTATTGCAGCACTGCAAGAGGCAGGCTCTAAACTATCTCGCGACATGATAGGTGGTTCATATAGAGCATACGTGAGGCTAGTCAAGCAGATTATAGAATTAATCAGACAGTTCTATGATGAGCCTCGTTGTTTCAGAATTGACGGAGAGGGCGGATCGTATGAATTTATCAGCTTTGAAAATTCGCTGCTAAAGGAAACAACAATCGATGATGTGACAGGACAGCCAGAAATCGTAAAGAAACCTATATTCGATGTCAAAATTTCCGCAGCTAAAAAGAATGCGTTTAATAGAGCGTCGCAAAATGAGACAGTAAAAGAGCTATACGGTATGGGCGTATTCAATCCAAACAACTATGTACAGGCTGGAATGCTGTTAGACGCTATGGACTTTGAAGGAGTGGAAGAACTACGCAGGAAGGTAGGAGAAAACGGAAACCTTAATGAAAAACTAAATCAGCTAGCTGGTATTGCTATGCAGATGGCAGGCATGTTAGATCAAACAGTTGGAGCAGGCGAATTCACATCGCAGGTACAGCAGGCTCTAGGAATGGAAGTAGCACCGCAGTTAAACGCTGCCGCATATGAGGCGCGTCGCGGTATAGATAGACCGGTTAATACCAGGGCAGCAAATATCAGAGATAGAGCAAGTAATCAAGCAAGTGTAGGAGAAGGTCATGACATCAGCAAAACTGACGAGTAAGAGAGATGAACAAGGCAAAATCACGTATACGTTAGATATCAAAGAGCACGCAGGCGAGAGCCATGTGTGCTTTGCGATTAGCACGCTAGTACATACAGTGTCGGATATGGTCGAAAGATTAGAAAGCTCAATCAATATAAATCCTGGCGATGTAGTAATCAGCTTTACGTCGCATCCGGACAACGTAAATGAAATGATATACGCAAGAATCATATATACGTTTGCATGCAAAATGTTAACGATTCTTGAAGAGGGATATCCAAAAAATATTAAAGTGATTATGCCGTAGTCGAATAATAAATAATTTTTTTATATCATAAATCCGTAAAGATAAATGCTCGCGGGTAAGCCGCAGGAGGAACAATGACATATAGAGATTTTTACCTCTTCGATGGAGAGGGCGGCGAAGGAACAAGCGGTAATGCTGGTGTCGCTACCAGTGGTGAAGAGGGTGCATCCCTCGAAGAAAAGAATGATGATGATTTGTTTGACGATAACAGCTATGACGATAGCGAGGAACCAGACGATGAGCCATCAGAGGGTGAAAACGCCGATGAGCCCAAAGACCTATCTGCAGAGTTCGAAGAACTAATCAAAGGAAAGTATAAAGACTTATACGATGCGCGCGTTAAGGATACGCTTTCCAAAAGATTTAAGAACGCAGAGGCAGACAGGAACAGACTTGGTGAATATGAAGATGCGCTATTTGTACTGTATGACAAGTACGATATTGAGCCTGGTAATCTTAACGGACTTAAAGAGGCAATCGCGAAAGATGGCGAACTGCTAGAAGAAAGAGCAGAAAGAGAAGGCTTATCAGTTGAACAGTACAAGTACCAGAAGAAGCTCGAGGCGGAAAACAGAAGGCTTGAAGCAGAGCAGAGAAAAAGAGCTGCCAAAGAACAAGCAGACGCACTGTACGAGCAGTGGGAATCAGAATCCGCTGAACTAAGAAATGTGTATCCGCACTTCAACCTTAAGAAAGAGGCTAGTGAGAATCCTGAATTCATGAGCTACCTTGAATCTGGAATGAGTGTAAGAAAAGCTTTTGAAGCAGCACATATACAGGAGCTAATCTCTGGCGCTATTCAGATGGCTACCAAGGAAACTAGGAAGAACACTATT